GTTGAGGTTCAGAGTATTGGTGGTTGCGATAACCAAGCGTCCCAGAAAGGGAGTATTCCCTTTTTTCTCTAGGCTGGCTTGATCAGGCATGAACGGAACGTTGTTGACCACCTGAATCACTGACTCCACACTAGGATCCGTACCATCGGCTTTCGGATTCTTGCAGGCCAGATCATCCATGACAAGGCACCACATCTTGGGGTGGAAACCATCCCAATACTTGGCAACGGGGCTCGCAGTGTACTTGTACTGAGGTTCGATTGGGAGCTCATATCGCTTGCCATACACAGAGTACAGTAGTTCGATTATATTGCTCTTGCCTATGCTCGCAGGCCCCTCCAACAAGATGGAGAAGGGCGCCTTGCGAGGAGCTTGGCAGATCTTCTCACTCAGCATCTGAGCTCGAAAGCCACGCAGTTGGTTGTCGATGCGTTGGAAGTTCTTCTTCTCCGCGTAGGAAAAAGTACGCTTGAACTCCCAAATCTCTTGGAAACGCCCCTCAAGTTCGGCAAGACGGCAAAAGAACTGGTTGTACTCCAATCCCGTGGCAATCCCATGCTCGGAATAGAGGGCAAGATCCGCTGCAAACTGTTCCACGTCCTCCATAAATTTGGAGTAGGCGGCCCCAGAGTGAACCACATTGCGAAACTTCTTCCCAGAATAAATCTGGAAGCCCGCATTAACGATCCACAACAGGGTGTCCACAGCGCACTCGACAAAGTCCCCGTTGAACTTGTACTTGCGCTTGAGAGCCGCAGCCTCCATACGCGAGTAACCGATAGCATTGAGAGGAAGTCCAGCTGCTTCAAAGAGACCCAACGACATACCGTAGAGCATAAACTTTTGCAACTTGGCCACCCCTTCAGAGCGTCGCAAGTCCTTGAACTCGGCAAAAAGACCATGTGCGGAGTCGAGGTTTTCAGAAAATCCCTGCGACTCAACACCGCCAAAGGCCATCTCCACAAGGCGCTGCAGTTTGGCAAAGCGCTCGTCCCCCATAATAGCTGCTGAGACATCAACAGTAGTGTGGGTTATCGTGGTGGTCGGAGCTACCATGTGCTTCCAAAACGAGAGCACGGCGGCAGTCTTTCCAGCCCGAGTGGGTGCACGAGTGTAGGACACATATAGAAGTGCAAGTGACTCCACGATGGACGTGATAACGCGTGCCTCGAAAGAATTCCACTTGAAGCCTCCGTGCTTGACCAGCAGGTTCTGCGCGACCACAGCTTCGACTGAGGAGGCCCTACCACACCAAGGCAGGATGCCAAGATCGGCAAGCTCCATGCACCGAGCCACTGTCACCGTGTCG